GTTGCGAATTACATCATCAAAGTATTGTTCGTACTTAGGGTTAGCAGCGGAATAGCTCCAAGTCAAGTGATAGTTAGCCAAGTGTGATACTTTGCGGTTAGGTATCTTAGTGTAATCATACCACTGGACGTTAGGGAATAACTCAAAGATATTCTTACCGTCAATCAAGATAAGTTCCCAACGTATGTCAGTCGTACCATTCAGTCTAATACATGGTTGTATGTCACGCTTGCGGCAATAGTTAGCAAACTTAGCAACATCAATCACAAGCTGAGCCATGAAGCTATCACGATCACGATAGAACCACTCAGCTTTACGTTGCCTAGCAGTTTGTACATTATTGAAGGCACCACGCCCTGCAGTGTACAAGCAACCGTCAATGCACGAAGCCATAGCAGCCATACTACACGAATTGAATAGCTTGCCATCAACCATCACTTTGTATGGTGTCATGTATAGAATAGCAGTGAGATACTCGTCACCATCACCCTTGATAGTCTTAGCGTTAGTGCCAACACCTAATAGCTTATAAGTCATGTGTCACCTCTTGATCTATCATGTCATTATGTATCGTAGCCATGAGATTATACATCATCATTGCACCTGTCAATACCATAGGATCACGGGCTTTGTTTATCCATGCTTCTAGTTCACGCATGTCTTTAGGCGTGTGAAACATTCCAAGTGTATCTATCTTAGTCATAGTGTTACCTCTTTTGGTTTAAGATGTATTCAGTAAGACACAGCCAAGCCCATACGTCAAGCATAAGTTTAGGTTGGCCTAAATTAGCTCGGCTGTATCCAGACAAAAGACATCCAAGACATCCTGTAGACGGACTGATGTGTTTTACCGTTCTTGAGTTGAGCTTGATATTATCGCATCAACAATTATTTGCTATCCACCCTTGCTCAAAGCTGCGCCAAAGCACACCTATCGGGTTTCTTCAATAGTCCGTTCTTTAAGCGGATCATTCAGTCGCATGTCAGAGTCCACTGACTTATAGTAATGGGTTGCAAAGCCCAACGCTGTAGCAATATTTCGTTTTGTTCTTGTGTATTCAGTCTTGTTTATTTTAGTTTGTTAGTCAAGTAGTTTTTTAGTTCTAGTCTTCTTTGTTTGATAGGGCATTTCACCGTATCTGTCAAAAGGACGCTGAAACATTTTGAAGAACCTACGTTGCTTGCGTTTTGTTTCTTGTCGCTTTCGATGTAATCAATATGGCATTATTGTTTTGAGTATTGCAAGAACTTTTTTAACTATTTGTGAAACTTTCTTATAAGCTATTGAAAACAAACGAAATCTTTTTAAAAAAACTTGGATAGAGTACAGCTTCAAAGCTTGCTACTCATTATACTATATAAAGCTCTACCTAAGGTTGTGCTATAAGGATTGTACAACTATAGGGTGTATGCTGCAGGTTTGGCATGGGGGTAGGGTATTTGTGATCACATTCTAGGGTAGCTTGTTGGTGTTGCTATTTGTGATCACAAAGTTATGCATCCCTTTTGTGTTTGTGATCACACTCTAATTAATTGAACGCTTGTTCATTAAATTTACGTTTTGACAGAGAGAGCATCAGTCTAGATATGTAATAAAAACAATAAGTTACACCTAGAGAGATAGACAAAAATAGAATTACTACAAAGAAAAGCCTTGGTGTTCCTGATTCGTGCAGCTTTTGTTCGCCTTATGTTCTTCTAGGGGGTGGGCGAGGGCCACACGGGGGTATGGCGTTAGTATATATACACCCTGCAACACACGGGCTTTTCAAAATGACCCCTATAGTGTACAAAAGTTTCCTATACGAAACATTACACACGCCAACTCCACAGAAAACTACAAGAATACTACATAGCTATACCGAATAGGGGCTTGACATGGGGTGTTTTTTGTGTAAAACTGCGTAGCAGTAGCAGCCTATAGTTAAACTATAAAGTTACAACAAGAATAAATGTTAGCTTTTATCAAAGTTTGGACTTAGGTATAGTTAAACTATATAGTTACAACATACATATGTAAACAATCTAAACTGTTTCAACAAAAAATAGTTACAACTATATAGTTTAACTATAGCAAGTTAACATTTCTCTTGACACAACTCTATATTTGTGCTATTCTTCTAACACTATGTGAGTTATAACAATAATAATAACCGTACTCACACCTTGTGCTATAGCTACAAAGCTTCTACAACCTTGTGTCTCCCCTTTATCTGTAGTTAAACTTGTAGTTATAGCACTTTTTACCCTTGTGCTAACTAAATAAAGCTTGACAATGCCTACGAAACCAGTACAACTATATGCAAGTGAGAGTGTTATAGAGGACTTTTACGAAGCGTTAGCCTCTGATAATGCTCGTGCTATGCAGAAAGTTCACATTCCTAAGAGTGACGTCTTCTATGTCCGTACAGCTATCTTCGATAAGACTGGTGAATGGTACACTTTAGATCACGTTGAGAGAGCTATGTATTTAGAGGGCCACTTAACTCGCTATGAAGTCCTTGACCCTGACCGAATACGTGATTATGGATAGTTATCATGACCAAGCAGCTAGAAGACAACTCCTTGTGGGCAGAAGCTGACTTAGATGGTGATGGTGTAGTAACTGACAAAGAGATAGAGCTATTCGAGCGTAAGGTACGCTTTGAGAATGAGGACAAGAAAGAGGACGCCCAGCGAAACATGGCTTGGTTTGCTTTGTTTGGTATGCTTTTATACCCGTTTGCTATCTTGTTAGCTTCTCTTATGCAGTTAGACCAAGCAAGTAAGACATTAGGTAGCATGGCTCCTACGTATTTTGTATCGGTTGCAGCTATAGTAGCAGCCTTTTACGGCAAAGAAGCATACACTAAAGGTAAGTAGCTTATGAGTAGAGACTCTAGATTAGAACGTGCAGGTGTATCTGGTTTTAATAAGCCTAAGCGTACCCCTAAGCACCCTACGAAGTCTCACGTAGTAGTAGCTAAAGATGGTGACACTATTAAGACTATACGTTTTGGTCAGCAAGGAGTTAGCGGTGCCGGTAAAAACCCTAAGTCAGCAGGAGAAAAAGCACGTAAGGAGTCTTTTAAGGCTCGCCATGCTAAGAATATTTCTAAAGGAAAGCTTAGCGCAGCATACTGGGCAGACAAAGTGAAGTGGTAGTGCATGTCTGATCTCAAGCTCCCTTTAGCCCTTGTAGTAGCTATGGCTGTACAGCTTGTAGCTGCTGTGTGGTGGGTGTCTAAACAGGCACACACTATTGAGGTACTACAGCAGGATGTTGTAGATATGAAGACTTACATGAACTCTATGGATATAGACTTAGAGGCTTTGATACAGTTCGCTACATTCACTGAGAATAGATGGGCTGAAGAATACTCTGAAGATATGACTTATCAGAGATCTTTCGGAACAAGGGAGCCTGTAGTAGAGTGACTCTTATATCTCATATGCCTTTACCTAGTATGCCTTTTCAGACGCACGTTAATACAGTGTTTGAGAGTCAAGACAAAGACAGGTCATACAAAGCTAACGTTGAACACAAGAGTGAATCTAAAGTAATCACACCTGATACACCTGTAGAAGACTTGAAGTTAGTTAATCAGATGTACGCCTATAACCCTGATCCGAATAAGCTACGTAAGCCTGACGGTCAGATAGTTAACTTTATAATAGCATAGATAGGGAGCAACACTATGCCAATGGTCGGAAAGAAAGAATACCCGTACACAGCTAAAGGTAAGGCAGCAGCTAAGGCTGAAGCTAAGAAGACAGGTAAGCCTATGAAGAAAGCTAAAGGCTACAACATGGGCGGCTCATTGAAGAAGCCCAGCGCTTCTCAGAAGGGTGTAAAGAAGTTACCTAAAGATGTCCGTAATAAGATGGGCTACATGAACATGGGTGGTCCTGTTGATAACAACACAGGTATGATGATGCAGCAACAGCCTACATCTATGCCTAACCCACAAGGCATGATGCAGCAGCAGCCTAAGCAAGCTATGATGTATGGTGGTAAAGTTAAGAAGGGTTACGCTAAGGGTGGTAAGACTGGGTACGCTAACTGTGGTGCATCTATGAAAGCTACGCAGAGTGGGGCTTCAAAGTAAATGCCTGACTTAACTAAGTCTAAGTTTCACACGCAAGGTTACACTATTGCATCTACATCAGCGGATGCTAGTGCTACAGTAGTATATACGTGTCCTGCTAACTTCAGTGCTATAGCTAGGTACTTACACTTAAGTAATAGTTCTAATTCAACTAAGAAAGTTTACGTACAGTTCTACCATGCTGATGATAACGAGTATCATTACATAGCTAACGGACTTAGTATGTCAGGTCACTCTGTAGCTAACTTAGTGAATGGCGGGTTCTTTAACTTGCATGCAGGTGATAAGATAGCTGTATATGGTGAGACAGCTAACACTACGGAAGTGCTTGTATCAGTAGAAGAGTACTTTGACCCCAATAGGAGTGCATAACGGGGTTGCAATATTGTCTGTAGTACGCTAACATAAAATATGTATAACTATCTCCACGCACATACAAAAAGGAGATAGTGCAAATGTTTAAGAACTTACTAACCCGTATTCAACAACACCAACAACGCAGAGCAGATTACTGGATACTCATGAATATGAGTGATAAGGAACTGCACGATATAGGGATAAGCCGTGGCGAAGTCTACCAAAAAGTCTACAGTTAATGCAGCGGGTAATTATACTAAGCCTGCTATGCGTAAACGCCTCGTTGCTTCCGTCAAAGCTGGCGGGAAAGGTGGAAAGCCCGGACAATGGAGCGCCCGGAAAGCCCAGATGGTTGCAAAGCAATACAAAGCTAAAGGTGGAGGCTATAAATGAATATCTCTAGTGCTACAGTAGTAGCTAAGATAAAGCGGTACGTGACTAGGTTGTTACGTGCTGTAATCGGACGTAGATGTACATGCGGATGTGAGTGTTGCTAGTATGGCTTTAGCGAAATCTCAGAAGAGCTTGAAGTCTTGGACTAAGCAGAAGTGGAGAACCAAGAGTGGTAAGCCATCGACGCAAGGCTCTAAGGCTACAGGAGAGAGGTACTTACCTGAGAAGGCTATTAAGTCTCTTAGTTCTTCTGAGTATGCCGCTACCACACGAGCAAAGCGAAAAGGCACTGCTAAGGGTAAGCAGCATGTGGCTCAACCTAAGAAAGTTGCAGCCAAAGTAAAACCACATAGAAAGACTAAATAGTATGGCACGTAATCTAACAGATAACCAACGAAGGTTTTTAGAGGTTCTCTTTGAGGAGGCTGGAGGAGATGTTGTACGTGCTAAAGTACTAGCAGGTTACAAAGAAAACTCTTCAACTACAGCTATAGTGGAGTCTTTAAAAGATGAGATATTTGATGCAACTAAAACGTATATGTCAAGAGTTGGCCCTAAGGCTGCAGTTGCATATGCCAGTGCTTTGGACGATCCTACCCAGCTAGGCATTAAAGAGAAGATGATGGCAGCAGGACAGATCTTAGATCGTGCTGGATTAGTTAAGACTGAGAAAGTAGCTGTGGAGTCTTCTGGTGGTTTGTTTATCTTGCCTCCTAAGAATAGTGATGACTAGTAAAAGATTTGCAGCTAAACAAAGACCTTTACCGTTTCAGTATTGGATGCTACCCAAAGCACCTATGAAAGTTAAAGTGTGGGAGAGGATACCTCGATCTAGTATGTACATACCTTTTGGTTATGAGGTAGACCCGCAGGATGATGAATGGCTTTTACCTATACCTAAAGAATTAGAACTATTAGAGCTTGCAAAGAAACATCTAAAGAGTTATAGTTACCGCAAAGTAGCTGCTTGGCTAACTACACAGTCTGGTAGAGAGATCTCTCATATGGGGTTAAAGAAGAGAATAGATGTCGAAAGCAAACGAAAAAGACTTGCTGCAATCAAACGCAACTTTGCCAAGCGGCTCGAAAAGACGCTACGTCAAATCGAAATCCTCGAAAAAGAAAGGCTTGGCTACTACAGCAGAGAAGAAACCCAGTAAGCCTGAGGTAGTACCAGCTACACCTGTAGCACCTGAGTATAACGTCCCTGCTGCACAAGACATAGTATTCCAGCCTAACCCCGGTCCACAGACAGAGTATTTAGCTTCAGGTGAACGTGAAGTACTATACGGTGGAGCAGCGGGTGGCGGTAAGAGTTACGCTACATTAGCTGACCCTTTACGTAACATGAACAACCCGGACTTCAGTGGTCTACTTGTACGACACACTACAGAGGAACTCAGAGAGCTTATACAGAAAAGCCAAGAGTTGTACCCTAAAGCTATACCGGGGATTAAGTGGTCTGAGCGTAAGAGCCAATGGACTACACCAAGAGGCGGCACATTGTGGATGTCGTACTTGGATAGAGACACAGACGTTATGCGCTACCAAGGACAGGCGTTTAACTATGTAGCATTTGATGAGTTGACGCAATGGCAGTCACCCTTCGCTTGGAACTACATGAGGTCACGATTACGTAGTGCAAACAAGGACTTAGGTTTGTACATGCGAGCTACAACGAACCCCGGCGGTGTCGGACATGCTTGGGTAAAGAAAATGTTCATTGACCCATCGTCACCTAATAAGGCGTTCTGGGCAACGGACATAGAGACTGGTGAGGTATTGAAGTTCCCATCAGGGCATAGTAAAGCTGGACAACCCCTGTTTAAACGTAGGTTCATACCTGCCAGTCTATTTGATAACCCGTACTTAGCGGAGAGTGGTGACTACGAAGCAATGCTTCTATCGTTACCTGAGCATCAACGTAAGCAGTTGCTTGAAGGTAACTGGGATATTAACGAAGGTGCAGCATTCCCTGAGTTTAACCGAAAGGTACATGTAGTTGAGCCTTATGCTATACCAAGAAGCTGGACTAAGTTTAGAGCTTGCGACTACGGCTATGGGAGCTTTACAGGAGTTGTCTGGTTTGCTGTTTCTCCCTCTGAACAACTCGTTGTATATAGAGAACTCTATTGTTCTAAAGTTACAGCTACTGATTTAGCAGATCTTATTCTAGAAACTGAGTATGAGGATGGCCCAATAAGATACGGTGTGTTAGATAGCTCCCTGTGGCATAAGCGAGGAGACAGCGGCCCTTCTTTGGCAGAGCAGATGAACCATAAGGGTTGCCGTTGGCGTCCTTCTGATAGATCACGAGGCTCTAGGGTGGCAGGTAAGAATGAGCTTCACCGCCGTTTGCAAGTAGATGAGTTTACAGAAGAGCCAAGACTTGTGTTCTTTTCTACTTGTACTAATACAATAGCTCAGCTTCCTAGCATACCGCTAGATAAGAAAAACCACGAAGACGTTGATACAAATGCAGAAGACCACTTGTATGACGCTTTGAGGTATGGTATAATGACTAGACCACGTAGTTCTTTATGGGATTTTAACCCGGCAACACAACGCAGCGGCTTTCAAGCTTCTGATTCAACCTTTGGATATTAAGCATGGCTATAGACGAAAACGATCAAGGTGAACTGTTTGAAACAGATAACGTGTCTGTTGTTCAAGATGGTGATGAGCTAGATGCATCTAGTGTTGTAGGTTACGTTAAGGAACGTTTCAAGAGAGCAGAAGATGCTCGCCAGACAGATGAGACTAGATGGCTGCGCTCCTATCGCAACTACCGTGGTATCTACGGGTCAGACGTACAGTTCACTGAAACTGAGAAGTCTCGTGTGTTCGTCAAGGTTACTAAGACTAAGACGCTTGCAGCTTATGGGCAGATCGTAGACGTACTCTTTGGTAGCTCACGTTTCCCTCTTACAGTTAATCCTACAACGTTGCCTGATGGTGTAGCTGAGTCCGTACACATTAATATTGATCCTAACGCAGAAGCAGGTCAACAGGAACTATCTCAAGCTTTTGGTGAACCCCCTAAGGTATCTTTCTTGTTTGACCCTGATGAGAAGCTAAAGCCGGGTGAAACTATGTTTGACCGCATGGAGCGCTTAGGTCCACTAGAAGATCGTCTGGCTGCGCTGGGCGATAAAGTTATTGAAGGGCCGGGTACTTCACAAAGTACAGTTACGTTCCATCCTGCTATGGTTGCAGCTAAGAAGATGGAAAAGAAGATACACGATCAGCTAGAAGAGAGTGGTGCTAATAAGCAGCTACGCCATACAGCATTTGAGATGGCACTCTTTGGTACAGGTATCATGAAAGGCCCGTTTGCAGTAGATAAAGAGTACCCTAACTGGGACGAAGAGGGTGACTACGATCCGCTCATTAAGACTGTACCATCTACTAGTCACGTATCTATATGGAACTTTTACCCTGATCCAGATGCGTACAACATGGATGAGGCAGAGTATGTAGTAGAACGCCACCGTATGACACGTTCACAGATGCGTGGCTTAAAGACTCGCCCATTCTTCCGTAATGAGTCTATTGAGGATGCTGTTCAACTAGGAGAGTCCTACGAGAAGAAGTACTGGGAGCAAGACATGGAAGACCATTCTTCTATGACTAATGCACCAGAGCGTTATGAAGTGTTAGAGTTCTGGGGTTACGTAG